ACCTGATGATGGGCCAAATAGAGCCAAAGCAGTGTCCTAACTTGTTTAGCTAATTATACCTGTCTAGTTAGGTAATTATCTTGTTCCGTAAGGGTTCCAGGTTGTGCCTGGGGCCATCGTATTGTTTGATGGCAGATTGACTCTAGGAATTAGGTCGCCTTCTTGCTGTGTATTGTAACGAAGACCATCGAAGTAAAGTCTCGCAGCGGCCTGCTCGCCAGCACTTGGCTTTAGCTTTCTGCCCTTTGGTCCAGTAGAAGTATTTGCCTCTAACCAAGCAGCGTAAGCTTCCTGCGAGTTCTTGACGCCAGAAATGGATGTTGAGTCAATACCGCCCCAGAAGTTTGCAATATCCTGAGGGCTTGCTCCGTTATTTCTCATAAACTGAGTCACACCAGCGGACGTTTGAGGGTAGTCAATAACTCTATTTTGGGCTTCGACTTTTGCTAGGTCTAGTTTGTTTTGAGCATCAATTTGGGCTTGCTTTACATCGTAGGCACCACGGATAGCTGCAAGTCTGCGAGCTTCCTCGGCTGCCTTTCTTGCCAAAACTTCATTGTAATTAGCCTGTGCAACCTGACTGCGAGCGCCGATAATCGCCTGTGCAAGCTGTCCTCTCACACCAGTTTCCTGACCAGATAGTTGGTTTAGGGTGTCTTCAAGCGAGCGCTGAAGCTGTGAAACTGATTGAGCTTGCTGGAATCCTAAGCCACGCAGTCCAGCCTGTAGGTCTTGCTGGGTTTGCTCTTGGATAGCACGCTGCTGGCCTTCCCAAATCTGGGCATATGAACCGATGTCACCAATTGCACGCTCAGATGCAACTGCCGCTGGCGAAGCCATTAGGTTGCCCATTGGGCCACCTCCACGCTCTTCCATTGCACGAACTGCAGATGCCTGAGTCTGCTCAGCGCCCATGCGAGCCTGAGCCAATCGCTGCGCTGTTTGAGTTTGCTGATTGGTTACAGACTGCTCAAATTGCTGGCGAACACGATTTTGCGATTCTTGATTGACCTGAGTAAGACTTCCAAAAATGTTTGCAATATCAGCCTTGTTCTGTGCATAACGCTCATTGGCCTGTACACGCTGCCTATCAATTTGCTCTAAAGCAGGCTGAAATGCGGGAGTAGGGTCTACGTAAAGACCAGCAGCGTCTTGACTTACATTCATGCCAGCTAGCGGGTTCTGTTTTGGCATGTTATTTGGAGTGGCCATCTTTATCCTACCGTCGTCAATCCGCCAAGGCGATTCTGTAAAGCTTGCTGGATAGCTGCTTGCTGGGCTTGTGAACCACGGCGAGTGCCAAGCCAATCAGTGCCAGGTGCTCCAAATTCGGAAACAAACTGGCGGTTTAACTCTGCAATTTGCTCACGTAGCCCAGTCCTAAGGCCAATTTCACGAGCATTGACTTCAGCCTCAGCCCTTGTCAAAGCACCGTATTGACCGCCAGCCATACCACGGCGGGCAAAGTTTCCAGCCAGGCGACGACGCTCAGCTTCGGCCTCAGGCACTCTTTGCTCAAGTTGCCTACGAATACCACGCTCTTCGTACTGTGTGCCAGCCAAAGCGTTGATGCGGTCTAAGTTGAACTGAGATTGTGCACCAGCCAAAGCTTGCTGATAAAACGGGTCATCGTAAACATTGTAAGCAGCGACTGGCTTTGTTTGTGATTGAATTTGTTCTTCTACCACCACGCTCCTCATCCCAGTTCCAACCTTCGCTTGGAGGGTTCAAAACACCTGGCTCGTATTGTGGCGTTTTTGTTTTCTTCTGAGCGTTAATAAGCAGCTTCAATGCTTGCTGACGACCCATGCCAGCGGCAAGCATCTTCTGGAGCTTTGCCTGTCCTTCAGCTGTTCTTGCCATTAGCGCATAAACCTCAGTACATCAGGAGACCCGTAAGCCCCGCCATTCATCCCACGCATTCTTTGCAGAATAGCGTTGCGTCGAGCAGCTCTCGACCTGTCTCTTTCAGCATAACCCATGGGGTCTACTGGGCCGATATTTGGCGAAGTGCCAACTGCTCCATAAATTTTGCGACCAGCAGCATAGGGGGAGAACTCAAAAGTTCCGAGGTTTTTTCCTCGCTCTGAACCCATCATTAGTTAGCTCCCTTTGCCACCTTGGCCTTGACGCCAACCATTGGGGTAAGGCTAAAGACCTGGACAGGCGAAGTTGTCACTGTCCCGTCACAAGTCAAGTATAGCTCAAAGTAGATGCGTCTGAAGCGTAGGGACTGGTCCAATTTGGTTACTAAGCGGGTCAAAGTGCCCACTGGAAAGTCGTCAATAACCGACTCAATTGTTCCTGGTGTCTTTGGCCTATCCCAAGTCGAGAAAACCTCATCAAAGGCATTTTCCTGGCTTAGCTCATCAAAACTATAGAAGCCATTGTCATATACGCCATCTTGGCTTAGCTCATCCCAGTGAACAGCCACTGGGTCAGTTGTGATAGCTACGGGGACTGCAACTGCACGAACGGTTCTGGCGGTAGCTAGGTCAGCTGACCAGAAGTAAAGCCTCTTCCATTCCACAGGTGTAGCAAAGTCATAAATCTTAGTCCTCAAAGAACAAATCATTTCCTCGATGTGGGTAGAGCCACCAACGCCTGGGACACTTACTAGGTCACGGGTACGGAATAATGCGTAGTCAGTGGCCACATCGCTTTCTACGTCAGCATCGCCGCCAATTCCATAGTAAAGCTCTTCCTTGTCATCTTCATTTTGTCTAGGAACTGTGACAAAGTAACCCACCCTGCGCTGTGAATCCCATTCAGACCAAGTGGATGTGTCCATGTTGTATGCGTAAAGCTTGCCGCCATGCCATACCAAGCAGCGACGGCCAACGACGCTAATAGCGTGCTCGAAGCGGGGCGTAAACTCTGTTTGCTTTTCAAAGTTCACTCGCTCTGAGTTGAGTGGGTAGTAGAGCCAGTTCTGGTATTTGTAAAGTGTCTTGCCTGATAGAACAAAGTGGGCATTCTCAAACTTGACGACACAGCGGGCTGTTTCTGCTCCGATGTCCTGCTGCATAACCTGCATTGTTCCCTCTTCGGGAAGCTCGCCATAGCTAAAACGATAGGTTGATTTATTGCGGAAGATAACTAGGTCGTTGTAGCCCTGCGCCATGGCAGTTACCCACTGACCATCACCAGCACCAATCTCTACGTAAAAGTAGCCCTGTGCGTCTTGCCAGTTCCAGATTGAGTTACCAGCACCTTCCACACCAGCTGTTGTAATGTCTGACCAGTAAATGGTGTTTGCGGTGTTTGTTCCCTGAATACCAAAGCCAAAGAATCTATTCTGAAACAGCTCTATCCCGCCAAGGGCAGGCATCGTCGGTGTCACAGTGAAAGTTCCCGACTGCCAATATCCTCCAGCACCAGCCGTTGAAGAAGCTAGAACAACTTTGTTTTGATATTGGGTGCAGTCCGTCGCTCGGAACGTCGCTATCTGAGCCCATGCTCTTGTCTCCACATTGTAAAGCCATGTCTTGTCGTCTGTGACAATAACCAGGGAGCGGGTGCCGTTATTTTGGACATACGTTCCAATAATGTCGATTGGCTCATCGGTCTCTGGGGTGTAAATAATTGAATTTCCAGCAAGGTTTTTTTCGTACCAAATTGGAGGGCGTGAGGTCAGAGCACCGTTAGTAGTGACCTCAAAATTGACAAGTTTTGCAAGCTCATTGTCCTGAATTGAGGACTGGTCCCAATAGTTGTTTAGCCCGCCAGTAAAGTTCTGGAGGGTAGCGCTTCGTTCACGTATTGTTCTTGACATTACATGTAATCATCTGGGTCTGGAAGGATGGACTGATAAAGGTCTACCTGCGAGAGGTTGTCCTTCAAGTTCAATCTGTCTAGGCCATCCCTAAACTGACGGAACTTGTAGCTTGCAGCATCGTAGTTTTCATCTGCCTCCAGTGCCTGTGCGATTACATAAGTAACTAGCTCATTGAAGTAGCGGTCTGGAATGCCCAGCATCCCGCTCAAAGTGGTCAGGCTAACTGGGTATTTTAGATACTCAAGTTTTAGCCCATTTGTAATGCTTTGCTTTGGAGTTGGGTAAAAAGTAATTACGCCAGCTCTTTCGTACCAAACTTCTGGCCTTGTAGCTTCTAGCATTAGCGTCGGGTCAAGCTTCAGAATGTATTCACGGGCAGCCTGAGGGGAGACGTTTTGAATTGGGTAGCCATCAATGTAGACAGCCTCAATAGCCAAAACCTTGTCATTCGGGAATGTGTAATCCTGCTGATTGGCAACAATGTTGGCGTATTTCGTAGCCCGCAACAAAGTGTTGCTGTTTACGATTTCCCGCTGTCCGTCATTTATCCAGGACAAGATTGCGGCGTCACCGAGCTGTGCTCCAGAGAAGTCTCCGAAGGAGGACCTAACTCTGAATGCTACATCGTCGCCCGTGTAGGAAAACTCCTCTGCTGGCATGGCTACTTCCTTAGAGTCTTGCCATCATGGGTCCAAGTATGTTTCTTGGTTTTCATGGCACTTTTCATGATGTCTGCTTTCTCAGCGTGCCAGTCCGCCTCTTCCTTAGCCTTTAGCAGAGCGTTGGACATCTCCAACAATTGTAGCCTATTGACCGTCGAATTCGGGTCTCGCATGTTATTCTCTGCCAACCAAGCTATAAGTCTGTGGTCAATTTCTGATTCCGCTAGGTTACGAATCAAATATGGCGGAGTTAGAGGTGGCTCATCTACTAAAGCAAATGGTCTCTCTGGGTCAAAATCGGGATGGCCTGGCTCCATACGGAGAAGCCTCACGGTAGGAAATATTTCTTTGATTACCTCAGCGACTCTGCGCTGGTGGTCCGTATAAAGCCCGTCTAGCTGGGCAAAGTTAATAACTCTCATAGCTCTATTCTATAGAAATGCCAAAGGGAGCTGGCGAGACGAACCAGCTCCCTTTGGGGTTTATTGACTAAATACCGCCAAGCTCTGCAATGTTGGAAAGCTTTGCGTGTGCGTTACGACGGTAAGTACCAAGCTCTGCGTACAGGTAGTAGCGGGCTTCGTAAGCGTCGGTGTCAGCAACACGGCTCCACATTGAACCATCACGGTCCATCCAGCTCCAGTCCTTCTTCTGGTTCATAACCAGTTCCTTGGACGATAGAGCGTAGAGGGTGCCCTTTGGAGCAGCGTAGTCAGATACGAAGCGGATTGGCTTGCCAAGAGCTTCGAATGTGAATGAGCGCTGTCCACCAGTCAGGGTAGCATTGCCAGAGAACTGACGGAATGACTGCAGTAGGTTCCAGTAGGCGTTGTATACACCTGGGCTAGCCAAGAATACGTCTACGTCACCACCCTGCTTGTCTACCTTCTGCACCAAGGAAATCAGGTCAAGCTCAGTCAGAGTGCCTGGGTTTCCGACGGTTCCGAGTGTGACCTCAGTTGCCTTCCACACTGGTGTGGTAGCTGGGTCAATCTCGTGTAGCACGCCAGAAGCGGACACAATCTTTGCTAGACCAGTTAGCTCCTTGTTGCGGGAGTTTGTGGTGTTAGATGCACGAACGATGATGTCACCAGCGTCGCAAGTGATTGCGGTGTTGAAGGTTACAACACCAGTAGCGGTGTCAATTCCGACAACCTCTACCTCGTTGTGCAGCTGTGCGAAGCTGTTTGATGCGTCGAGAACATCGACAATCATGCCGTAATCAACCCAGTGAACCGAGTCGAATGCAACAGTGGTGTCGCCAGCGTTTGCAGTCTTTACAACTGCGATGGTTCCAGAACCGTCACCGTAAATCTGGCGGTTCATGTCTACCGCTAGGTCACGACGAAGACCCTTGATTTCGTTGTCTACGACATTGATAAATGCCTGGTAGTCCTCAGCAGCCTGCTCGAACAGCTGTCCGTCTACCTCGATTGAACCGTAGAGGTTCTTGAGGTATAGCTTGGCTTGCTTGTACTTCTGGGCACCAGCGGTTGGTAGCTTCTCACGAACATCACGAGCACCAATTCCCTGGTTGCGTCCGATGTGGGTGTCGAAGACTACCTCTTTACCGTTACGGGTAATGTTTGAAGACGAAGCCTTGATGAAGTCAAGAGCTGGCGTCTTGTCCCTCAGCTGCAGGTGAAGGTCGCCATAAACGAGCTTCAGTGCTTCCGAGGCGAAAGTCAGAATTCCCTGACCAGCCATAATTCACTCTCCTAAGAGTAGATAACAATAAACAAAAAATTCGTCACTGCCCTGACCCTCTTAGGGGCTGTACGTGGACTACCACCAGTTTATCACTGGTATTTACAACTTTAGTTGCAAATCCTGTAAAAATGTACTATTGAGCCGCTTTTTTATACTGCTCAAACATCTTTGCTAGCATCTCACGCTTTTCAGCATCATCTTTAGGAACGCTCAGGTTTTGAGCCTGAATACCCGCTCCGCCAGCGGAACCGATAACGGTTGGGGCTGGCTCGGACGATGCTCTAGGTGTAGCTGACTGGAACCCGCCAGGAATCATTGCTGCCAATTGTTTGGCTGCATCATCTAGCGTAATGTCACGGCCAGCGTTGATTGCTGCGTTCATGATGTCATAAATAGCAATTTCGTGCGCTTCTGAAATTTGGTACTGGGAGCGGAGCTTAGACATGCCATCTTCTAACAGCTTTAGCTCTCGCTCTGTTTCAACCTCAAGCTGCTGGTTGTATAGATACTCTTGCTGCTGCTGAGTCATCTGCTTTAGCTCTTGAAGCTCACGCTTTAGAGCTGCAGGAATTTCCTCGTCATCAAAAATATCCTCGAAGTCTTCTCCCGATTCTTCTTCCATAATTTCACGTGCAGCTGCCCTGGCGTCTTCTGCAAGTAGGCCATTCTGCTTCAGGTAGTCAGTCAGAGACTCATAAACATCAAGTGGCTGAGTTTCAATAGCCTTGGCTAGGTTCATTCCGCCACGAAGGACTTCTGGGGCAATGCCTGCCTCTACGAACTCCTTGTATGGGCCGTACTTCTCAATTTCTTGCTGGAAGTATTTATCCTGCTCTTGTAGGTGTGGCAAAACCTTTTGGTGCCAAGCCTCTGGAAGCTCACTTAGTAGTTTTTCGTGAGCTGGATGTGCTTTATACTCAGGCTCAACTGGAGCCTCAACCGCTGGAGCTTCTGTATCTACTACAGGCTCAGTCGTCTCAATCTGCGTCTCTTCAGCCATTTATTCTTTCCTTATAGTTGTGGTTCAGTAAACCCTGCCTGTGGAGGGGCTTCTCCAGCACCACCTTGTGGCAGGGCTGGAAGTTCTTGTGCTTGTCCCATCATAGCCTGTTGCATCATTTGTTGCTGCAAAGCTGCTTGGTGCATAGAAATGTGCTTTTGGAACTCGGCCTTGGCAGCTGGGTCAAGTGCCTCAAAACTCTGGGACTTACGGAATCTATTGTGAATTTCGATGTGCATAGCGTGGTTATCCCAGTCATTGACGGAGATAACTGGAGGAACTGCCAGACCAATCGGCTGGCCATTAGCATCTACCTGGCCAGGCATAACCTTGTCCTGGTCACCACGCATAACGCCCTGCTCCCAATTTTGCTGGAACATTTCAACTTCCATTTGAGTGAGCTTCTTCATCATCAGGTTTTCACGCTGAGCTTGGTTCTCGTCAATCTTTAGTAGGTTGTAGTACTGCTTGAGCATACCCATGTCAAGGATGCGTAGACCATCTTGCGGGGTAATAAAGCCAAGCTTCATCCAGTCCGTAATTAGAGCTTGGCGTGCAGACTTGCTCGTTGGCAAGGCTGAGCCAGATTCGATGCGGATATCAAGACCAGATGCAATGTCTGCGCCCG